AAAGAAAGTTAAGAAGAAAGTTAAGAAGAAAAAGAAAGCTAATAAAGGAAAGAAAAAGAACAAAGGATATTAGCTTTTATGGCTGACGAAAAACAAGACGTTGTTATTCGTGTAACTGGCGTTTCAATGCAAAGTAACACAGGAGCAGAAAATGACGATAACAGACTTGCTTCGGCAGATAAAAAAGAATCTGTCGAACAAGAGGCTAGAGATAGCCGAGAGCATGATTGAGGGTCGTATATCCGATTTTCAGTCATACCAAAAACACATCGGAATAGCAGAAGGTTTACAACAAGCTTCTGAGATTGTTGATGATACTTTAAAAAAACTAGACGAAGAGGATGCTTAACATGACTCATCCACATGTTCACGATATATATACTGACGAAGAAAGTAAGGCGACTATCGCCTCTCACCAACTCCCTAAACCTCTAAACTGGAAAGTTTTACTCCAACCTCAAGAACCAAAACGGACGACTGATGGTGGGATTTATCTATCCAATGAGACTCTTGATAACGAACAGTACCTGACCGCGTTTGGTCGGATTGCTGCTCTTGGCGACTTAGCTTATAGAGATAGGGATACAGGGCAACGATGGAAAACAGACATTATTCCCTATGTTGGTTCAAAAGTTACCTACGGTAAATACGCAGGTCAGAAAATTGTAGTAAATGGAGTGAAGTTTCTTTTGTTAAACGATGACGAAATTACGTCAATTGTCCCAGAAGAAACGGAAATATCTGCTTACATATCTTAAAGCGTAATCATGGAGGACGCTACCATGTCTGAAGAAGACGTACTTGCCGAAATTGAGCAAGAGATTGAAAGAACCAAAAAGCAAAAAAGCGAAGATTTTGAGATTGAGGTGGTTGAACCTGAAGAATTAGAGCCACCCATCGAAGAAAACACTGAGCTAGTTGCCGAAGAAGCAGAAGAAGAACCTAAGCCTAAAGTCGCAGAAGATAAGCAAAGCGACGATCCTGAGTACAGCAAAAAGGTACAACGTAGGATTAAAAAGCTAGTCGATCAACGCAAAGAGTCTGAAGCTAGAGCCTCACGGCTTGAAGCTGAAAACAATGCGATGATGCAACGGCTTGAAAAGCTAGAGCAAGGTTCTCAAAGCCAACAAGAAAACCAGTTTGTTCAACGATATGAGCAAACCAAACTTGCGCTTAAAAAGGCGGTAGAAGAAGGAGATACCGATGCTCAAGTTGATTTTCAAGAGCAATTAGCTGACATGAGGGCTGCTATCCGTGTCAATGAGATGCAAAGACAGCAAGCCCCTGCTCCTCAAGCACCTTCCCCTCCACCTCAACAACAAGCACCAGAAATCCCTGATTCAGCTAAAAAATGGATACAGAAAAACGACTGGTTCAAGGCTTCTGGGTATGAGCGAGAAACTTTGTTTGCAAAGTCAATCGACGTTCAATTGGAGATGGAAGGTTATGACAAGGAAAGCGATGAATATTACGTCGAATTAACTAGACGTTTACAAAAGACTTTTCCTGATGTAGTCTCTGAACCAGTACCTGTTGAAAAGGCTAGGACAAAAAGAAGAAATCCTGTCGCCCCTACTTCTGGCGGTCAACCTTACAGCGGTAATCGGGTTCGTCTTTCAAAAGATCAACTCGCAATGGCTAGAGAACTTGGTATAACTGATGAACAGAAACTTAAAGTATATGAGTCTGAAATCCGTAAGCAAAGAAGGAGCTAGTCATGGCTGAGTCAAGAAATGTAAGAGCAAAACAAACCCGAAAGTCTCCAAGAGAAGAAGAATCACGTTCTGATATCCCTTGGAAACCACCCTCGTTGTTGGACGCACCGCCTGCACGTTCTGGCTATGTTCAACGATGGATAGCTACCTCGATTCAAGGTAAAGAAACTCCTGACAATGTTTTCAAAAGAATGAGAGCAGGTTGGCAACCAAGAGAAGCCTCCTCAGTTGATACGAAGATTTTTCCGACTATCAATCATGGAGAGTGGTCTGGTTGCATTGGTGTTGAAGGAATGATGCTTTGCGAAATGCCTATTGAAAAATTTAAGTCGATGAAGGCTTACTTTAGAAATACGCAGTTTGAGCAAGATCAGTCTATCACAGGCAACTTAGAGGAGTTACGTGCAAAAGGCGTTCCTATTCAACAGAATATGGAAAGCACATCAAGTCGTGGTCGGGATCTCTCGGTCATGGAAGATAACTAACTTTTAGGAGCGAAATAAAATGGCAAATGCAGATGCAGCCTTTGGCTTTGTGCCAGTTCGCCATATGAGTGGTAGCACCATACGAACCAACAAGTACACAATTACTAGTACGTTGGCTGAGAATATTTTCAGTGGAGATTTGTGTGTTCTTACTAGCGGTGGGGTGATTACACCTCATACTGCAACTGAGACAAACAACATTGGAGTATTCGCTGGGGTAAATTATACCGCATCAGATGGTTCTTTTGTTTATAGTGAGTATTGGCCCACTGGCACTACCGCTACGGACATAGTTGCTTTAGTGTATGACGATCCACAAATCGTCTACAAGTGTCAGTCAGCAGGTTCACCTGCCCAGACTAACATTGGCAACTGTTGCGACGTAGTAGCAGGCGCAGGGTCTACAACAACAGGGCAATCAGGTTTTGAATTATCAGGAACAATGGCAGCTGGCGTTGCTTCCTGTAAGATCCTAGCTTTATGGGATTCACCTGAAAATGCTTTTGGAACTAACGCTGTCATGGAGGTGCTTATTAACGAGCATATTCTTGGCAACAATGTAGCAGGAATCTAAAAGGAGATTAACAATGGCTATGAATAGAGCAAGTTTTGCTAAGATGCTAGAGCCGGGTTTGAATACTCTTTTTGGATTAGAGTACGACAGCTACCCTAGCGAATGGGAAGGTGTGTTTAGCACAAATTCTAGTAACCGAGCGTTTGAAGAAGACGTTTTGTTGGAAGGATTTGGCAATGCGCCTGTTAAAACAGAAGGAGCAGCAATAAGCTATGACTCAGCGAGTCAACAGTGGACTGCTCGTTACCAACACGAAACTATCGCTTTAGCTTTTGCGATTACCGAAGAAGCTGAAGAAGATGGTCAATACGGCTCAGTTGCCTCTCGTTATACGAAAGCACTGGCTCGGTCTATGTCTTCCACTAAGGAAATCAAAGGCGCAAACGTGTTGAATAACGGCTTCTCAAGTTCTTACACTGGTGGAGATGGAGTTGCATTATTTAGCACTTCTCATCCTACGCGAGCAGGAAACCAATCAAATACTTTGGCTACTGCTGCTGACCTAAGTGAGACTTCACTTGAAAGCATCCTTATCAACATTGCAGACATGAAGGACGACCGAGGACTTCGTATTGCAGCACAAGGCGTTAAGTTGGTGATCCCAACTGCATACTCTTTTGTTGCAGAGCGACTTCTTGAAAGTCAATTGAGGACTGCTACTGCTGACAACGATCTTAATGCGATTAAGTCTGGTGGATATCTTCCACAGGGCTATCACGTTATGCGTCGTCTTACAGATTCTGATGCTTGGTTTGTACAAACCGATGTGCCAGACGGTCTAAAATACTTCCAAAGAACTGCTTTGAAGAAGGGAATGGAAGGCGACTTCAGCACTGGAGACTACCGCTATAAAGTACGCGAAAGATATTCTTTCGGGTTTACTGATTGGCGCGGAGCTTTCGGTTCAGAAGGTGCATAAATATAGCTAAGGGGGTGTAAAAACCCCCTTTGTTTTTTCTGACAGTCACATAATGTGATTGACTAAAGCCAAAGACAGGAGAAATGTAAAATGGCTAATACAACTTTTACTGGAAAAGTCCGTTCAGAAAACGGTTTTGCAGTTGTTTCAAAGAATGCGACTACAGGTGCTTTTACCGACGTTGCAACGATTGCTTCTACAGGTATTGTAACTAACAAATACGTCAAACACGTTGGCTTTGCCACAGGCGTAACAGTTAACTCAACCGCTGGCGATAGCCCCGCTATTGGTGAATTTACCCAACCAGCAAACACTATTATTACGAATATTAAGATTTTATGCGTAACTGCTCCCGTAATAGGAACAGGAGACATTGGCTATGAAGTTGGTACGTCTTCTTCTGGAGCGCAAATTGTTGCAGCTGTTACAGATCAAATATTAGACGGCGGTACAACAGTTGTTCTTGGCAACGTAACGCTACCTAGTCTTGTTTTACAGACAGAAAGTGGGACAACTGCTCCTGCGTCTGTTCAGTACACCGCAACAGAACGCACAATCTATTGCAATATTACTAACACGGTAGACGCTACAACTGCGGGTTCTTTTACTTTTATAATTGAATACGTTCAAGTAGCGTAGTTTAATTTAGGTGAGGGTAAAACCTCACCTATTATTTAGGAGAGAACAATGGCAGACCTTAAAACGTCAACAAAAATTTCAGAAAGCACCCGTGAAGTTGTTTATGCTTTCCAATACCAATATGTAGATGCTGGCGATGAAAGCGCAGTTCTTAAAATAGATGTTTCTGGGTTAAGCAAAAATGCTAACGGGTCTTCTTGCACAGGGATAAGAATAATAGAGTGTTGGTGGGTTATAAAAGCTATGACGGTAGAAGTTTTAGCAGATGCCGATACCGACATAATAATTTTGCACCTTGATGAAGGTCAGTCTGGATATCAAGATTTTTCTAGGTTTGGTGGATTGCCAACAAGCTCATCTTATGGAGCAAGCGGAACAGGTGACATTAAATTTACGACAACTGGCGCAGGAGCAGCTGGTGATGCGTATCAAATTGTGATTAGAGGCATTAAAGAGTATTAATGGCAACTTCAGGCACAGTCGCATTTAGACCAAATGTTGAAGAAATAGTAGCAGAGTCCTTTGAGCGTTGTGGTTTAGATCCCCAGACTAGAACAGGTCATCATGCAGTTTCTGCAAGAAGAAGCCTTAATTTGCTATTTTCCGAGTGGGCAAACAGAGGGATTAACTATTGGACGGTTAACAATGCAACTTTGTCCTTAACCTCTGGGACGCTTGCTTACGCTTTGCCTGCTGGAACGGTTGATTTGATTGATGTCGTAGTCCGTGACTCTAGCGATAGCGTACAAACAGATATACCAGTCGAAAGAATTAGCATTGCGGATTACAACCAAATTCCTAATAAAACTAGTTCAGGCAAACCAACTCAGTACATGCTTAACAAGCAATACATTCCGACAATAAATGTTTGGCAAGTTCCAGACTCTAGCAACTATAGCCTTGTTTATTGGGCTGTTAATCAACTAGAAGATATTAACTTGGCAAATCAAGACGCAGACGTTCCTTATCGTTGGAATGATTGCATTTGTAGTGGATTGGCAAGCAAGTTAGCTATTAAATATGCTCCAGACCGTTTCCCAGTGTTATCTCAAGTGTACGAAAGAGCTTTTGAGCTTGCGTATTCAGCGGATAATGATGGCGTTTCATTGAGGGTTCGACCGACGACTTTGGATTTGAATTAAATGGCTAGATACGCAAAAGGCAAAAAAGCACAGGCAATATCAG